GGAGACGCAACCGGAGCTTCGCTTGACTCTTCCGACGTGACAAGCGGACATTTAGTGATTCTTGAGAAAGACGCTGCTAACACGCAAGTTCAATGTATTGCTACAAAGAACTTCGTACAGGCCAGCTAGGGGGTGAAATAGATGGGTGTTTTAATACAGGATTCAGGGAATTTTCAGAAACTGGTAGGGCTTTATGAAAATCCACTCTTGGAATATTGGCAGGATAAGTATGCCGATGCAATAAAGGATTCGATGATACCGACTTTATTCGACCAGGTGAAATCAGACAACCCGACGGAAGCCATTTCGGAGCTGGTTGGCGCGCCGGAATTCACACAATGGAATGGTGAGTTCACATACGGCCAGCAAATGGAAGGAAATTCCAAAGTCTGGACCCCCATAATTTGGCAAAGCGGCATGGCGTATGACCGCTTTTTGCTTTCTAATGCCAAACTGGTCAATCTAAAAACTGATCAAGGTAAATTTGCATTGGCTGCTGCAAGACTCAGGGAAAATTCATGCGCTGGCATCTTCACAAATGCCGACCAGGCAAGCTTTAGCATCAACGGTTGTTCACTCAATTGGTCAAATGTTGCTAATGGGCTTCCTATTGCTTCCAACGCGCACACTTCTGCCAACTATGGAACTACTCAGGATAACCTTGAGACATTGGAATTGAATGAAACCAATCTTGAAATCTTGTGCCAGAAGATGTTTGATTTGAAAGACGAATCGGGCAAAGATGCAAATTTGCAGCCTGATACCTTGCTAGTACCGACAGCTCTCAGAAAAACCGCTCTTGAGATCATAGGCGGCGAGGGCAAGGTAGACACCGCGGATAACAACCCGAACATCTACTACGGTTCCATGAAGCTTGTTATCTGGAAAAACTTCCGTAAACAGGCCGGTAAGACCGGGCAACCTTGGGTTGTACTAGATTCCCAGGCGGCCCGAGACAGCCTAAAATTAATCAATAGACTTGAATCTGGAGACGACTACGAAGTTTCTTCGTGGAAGGACAATGAGACTCAAGTTTGGAAGATTGGCTCCCTGATGTGGTTCTCGGCAGGGGCATTTTCACAACACCCCTTCCAGTTCAGCATACCTGCATAGTATACAAAAGTAATTAAGTATTTAGATTGACCACTCCATATTAAAATGGTATAATTACATTAGTATTATATCGTGATTGGAGTGGTCAATATTAAATCAATTTGTCCGAATTGCAACAAAGAGTTCGACATAACTACTGCCCAAAAGTATTGCTCCGTTGAGTGTAGAGAAGATGCTAAGAGATCAAGGGAAACTCCTGAGAAACAAGTAAAGGTATGCCCGAATTGTAACAACGAGTTTATGCCAAAAACTCGTTCCGACCAAAGATTTTGTTCCATTGAATGCCGAGAAGATGCAAAAGCCAAACGTGTTAAAAGACCTCCGCTAACAGAAAGAACGTGTAAGTTTTGCGGAGAATCTTTTATGCCAACAGTTGGTAAGCAAATTTATTGCTGTATCGAACATTCCTTCAAGGGAAATTATCTTGAAAATGCTGATGTAAAAAAGAAGAACACCCGTGAATATCGGGTTAATAATCTTGATAAAGTCAGAAAACAAGATAGGGAAAGCAAGAAAAAACATAAAGGAAAAAAGGCAGAGGCAGACAAGGCATATCGTGACAAAACAAGGTTCTCTGGAAACAAGGCTATAGCCCTTGAAAGAGATGGTTACAAGTGCAGGAGATGTGACGCAACAGAAGATTTAGCCGTGCATCACATAGATGGTTCAGGTCAATCCGATAACCCGAACAATGACCTTGATAATCTCGAAACTCTTTGTGATTCATGCCATACCAAACATCACAATCCTAGGCTCAACACAACGCCTCATGTCGTAAATACCTGCCAATACTGCAATAAGGAAATCAGAGTTTCCCAAGCAAGGGTTAATGGTGATAGAGGTAAGTTTTGTAGCGTTGATTGTGTCAATAAGAGTATGGTAAAACAGGTAACTCTCATTTGCGAACATTGTGGTATCGAATTCAGTGTAACTCCTAGTCGGCTAAAACGAGGGGTAGTAAAATACCACAACCTTGAATGTCGCAAGGCGGCAGGGTATGCATGGACAAAGTACAACAGAACTGAATACAACGCACAAAAAGCACTCCAATAGGGGTGCTTTTCCAAATTTAATGCGGCAAAGCCGTGGGAGAAATCCTATTAAATCTGAGGAGGTCAAATCATGGGATATACTCATTTTAACAAAGTATCTGGAATCGAAGGGGTATTTCAAGGCCCAGCTGGCTACGAAAGTCAAATCTTCGGTAATGTAGTTGCTGGAAACCGCTACTATGTCGATGTAAATTTCGGCAGCGACAGCAACAACGGTTCAAGCTGGGAGCGCCCATTTAAAACACTTGCGGCTGCAATCGTAGCCAGTAACGCCAACATAGCCCTAAACTCAAAGGGCTGGGCTGCAAGAAACCAAATCTATTACAAAGGCGACAACAAAGAGGCAGACGCAGAAACCCTAATTACATTGCCTAACAAATGTGACGTTATCGGCGTAGGCTCCTATGACCATCATCCGTTCCCAATTCTAATAGGGAATCACGTTATCGGTGCAGGGGCATACATGGGATGCCGATTTATTAACATGGGTTTTCGATCTCCTGCTGCCGGTGGCGTTATTATGACGGTTCCGACAACTACAAGCGGGCTCCAATTCTTAGGTTGCCATATCATGGGCGATTCAACAACTCCCGCAACTAAGGGAATTCTTGCCACGGCGGTTGAAATGCTGAAAATTAAAGGTTGCCGATTTATTGGTGCGTTCTCAACTGATGCTATTGAACTTGGAGCAGGGGCAACAAACGGCTTGCTGATTGAGGACAGTATCATCCAAAGCGGTGCGGCTGGTATTGTTGCCAGTTCAACGTTAACCTGCGCCCTCAGAGATGCGATAATTCGCAATAATACCTTTGATGTGGCGACCATAACGGTCAATGACGCTAGTGGAAAAATCCTAATTCACGGAAACCGTGGGCGTTCCGCGGGAAATGGTAAACTAGCTTCTACCCTTGTATTCGGCACAGGCATGGCGGTTGATAATCAGTTTGGCCATGCGGCTGGAAATAGTATTTATCCTGCTCAGGTAGCAATAGTAGCACCGTGATAGAACAAGACAGAGATAGGGGGTCTTCGGGCCCCTTCTCCTTTGGAGGTTATTATGTTCAACATTAGACCGGAGGATCTTGTCAGCAAAACTGATAAGATCCTCTACAACATTTATGAGCTACTTAGGGAAGACCTTCTTCTGCACTCAATGCGCAAGGGTACAGACGAAAATATAGATTCTTTACCAATTGAAAAGCCAATTAAACCTAAAATACCACAGAAAAAATCAACAGCCAAAAAGACAACAAAGAAATCAACCAAGTCTGGTACTCGAAAGAGTATTAAGCAGAAGGAGGAATAATATGGCAATCCTTCACAGCGAAGATGGGATTCCCATAAACCAAAGCAATTTATTGCCGGTTGCCGTTAACACCAGCCTAACAACCGTAGCCCATACGGCTGTTACCGTTTTAGACTCAAGCACATCCGTATTAGCGGCTAACGCTGACCGCAAATATGCCTTGTTCGTCAACGACAGCGACACTGTCCTATATCTCAAATTCGGAACAGCATCCGCCTTAAATACAGGTATCCGCCTGAACGCTAACGGCGGTTCTTTTGAGATGAGTGCGGGTATCGGAAACCTGTACAAGGGAACTGCAGCCGCTATTTCCAGCGTCGCAACTAAGAAACTTCTTGTAACGGAGGGAACATAATGTTTAAAAAAATGAAACAAAAATACAATGCGTGGAAGATAAATACCGGAAGGTCTCCGCGCGGGAGAACGGAAGCGAATACTGGCGGCGGCAAAGTTATAGAATCAGCCGTGCAAATGCACACTTACTTGAGTGCAAAGCATATTCGAGGCGGTGAAGTGATTGATGAACGGGAAGTCTACGAAAAATGCGTCACCACCGCCGGTGTAACAGCGCTTGCACTCGTAACCGCTTCTGCAAAATATCTGAAAGACTTCAACTATCATGATTGCGGGACCGGCATAGGGGATGAAGCAGTTGGAGATACAGGGCTTGGCACTCCATTTGGCGGTTCACGTGTTGCGGGGACGCAAACAAACCCTTCGGTGAATGTCTATCAGAGTGTAGCGACAATAACTTTCGCCGATACATTTGCAATAACGGAACATGGACTATTTTCCGCTTCAACCAGCGTTACGTTATTAGACCGGACAAAATTTGCGGCAATCAATGTAATAAGTGGCGATTCAATTCAGTTTACGTACCAATGTACTCTTGCGGCAGGAGGTTGATCTAAATGGCGGCAGGCGACGTGGTAACCATTGTCCCAACTAGCGTAAATAACGCTGCATATTTGACAATACAACCAGGCGAGGGTGTTGAATGGAAAATAGACAATATTCAATACTCGCAAGCAATGGAATTGTATAAAACCGACGGGAGTAACCCGGTCAAAGTCGATTCAGATACAACTTCAGGCGGCAGGTTTAACATGAGGCTACGCTGTACCAATACGGTGTATTACGCCATTAAAAACGTTTCGGGTAGTGCGGCAGGTTATTTCTCTTATGATGGCGTGGTGGCGAAATGAAATACCTGAACCCTGAATTACCATTTGACCTGAACGAAACGGGCGCGCCAGATAAGTTCCGGGATTATCTAAAAGAATTATCCGGCGGAAAAGAAGTCTGGTTCAGCATGGATTTTTCGACTGGGGTTTTGGAAATTCTCTTCGAAGACGAAATACCCATTATGACAGAAGAAGTTAAAACTTATCTCGAAGCAACAAAAGTAAAAGAGGTCATAGAATCGGCAAAAGTAGGAGATATCGCTGAATTGGTTGCTACGGCAAGCGCGAGAATTGATGCAAAGAAAACGGCAGAGGTGATGAAGGTTGTTTAAAAATAGTGAATTTATGGGGTCACAACATACCCTAAACATAACCTATCAAACCCCGCAGGAAACCTTGCAGGAAACGCCTACAGTTTTGCCAACAACTGAACCCGGAACAGCAACATTTAGTTATACCGTAGCAACTGGGGATTTGCCGACGTTTGACGGAGTTCCGTTGTCGCAGTCGTTTGTGGCGTTGTTGTACGCTTCGGGGCTTAATACAACCGCAATTCCGGCAATAATCTCATATCGAATCAAGAAAAACGGTGCTAGCCTGGTAACGTCAACGGCCACAGCTGCGGCAAGCCAATATTGGACGCTCTGTCTGTTCAATGCTTCTTTGGTTGGCGTAGTGGCGGGGGATGTTCTGGACGTTTATCTTTGGCAGACAACAACCAATGCTCTTGGCTGGTCGTGGCAAGGGTTTGCAGTAAACGTCAGCAGGATACAAGTGGAAAAAGCTTCTAAGCTACATTTAAATATGATTTATACAATATCGGGTAGTTATCCGATTTTTATAAATGGTACCGTTTATTCTAGCGGGTCAAATGTTGTAACTCCGGCTCAAAGCAGTGGCGCTGTAACTATGTCTCTTTCAAATACAAGAACGTTTAATGCCATACGGTTTTACTCTACTGGAAGCTATGCATACAGGGCATATTACGGGGATCTTTCCGCTTCTTGTTTTATAGCAAATCATGCCAGTAATCATCCTTATTACTATAATAATTACAAAATTACTTCCCTTTCCTGGATACCCTCAATAGACGTGCCGTAAGGCGGTGATTGTATGGCTTTAACAGAAGATGGGCAACTGATATTAGGCGCATTCACCGAAGATGGGGATATAGTTTTTAGCGGGGTTACGGAAGATGGGGTGCTGGTATTCGGGGCGGACGGAGGTTCAACAACTTATACCCAGTCGGTTGGCGGTGTTCTTTCCCCATCTGGTACGATAAATTGTTCTATCAAACTTGTAGAGAATATCGGGAATGCGGTCATAACTCCGGTTGGGACCATAACTAAATCAATTGGGAAAACATTGTCAGGAACACTCGGGACGTCTGGACACACGGTAAAACAGGTACAAAAGAACCTTTCGGGGGAAATGTCTCCCGAGGGAGCAGTTTCCGAGAAGTCAATATATACCCTGTCTGCGCAAGGTGAAATAACGCCGTCAGGAGCCTTAACCCGCGCAATAAAGTTATTAGCTAACATCGGCAATGCGGTTATTACACCTATTGGAACAGTCTCGAAGTTAATAAGCAAAAGTATCAGCGGTTTATTGGATTTTTCCGGGAACGTGATCAAGCAAACCGAAAAAACAATATCGGGAGAGGTTATCCCAACTGGGGAAGTTTCCCAGAAATCGGTATACACGCAATCCGCTTTAGGGGAAATAAGTCCTGCGGGTATTTTAAACCGTGTGGCAACATTGCTTACTGACATAGGAAATGCTGTGATAACGCCCGTTGGAACAATAGCAAAAATGATTGGCAAAAATATTGGTGGAGCAGTTGGGCCATCTGGCGGAGTGAGCAAACAAACCGGGAAAGTAGTCTCAGGTTCAATAACCCCAATCGGGACAATAACAAAAGGATTTGTAAGGGCGATAACCGTCGGTGAAGCGGTTATTTCTTTTGTTGGAACGCTTGTTTATGAAAGTGTTGTGGTCGAAATAGAAAATTTGCTCAATAGAGCGTTCAAAGGATTGAAGAACTTCTTTCATTAGGGGGATGGTAATATGACAGTTACCTATGGCCAGATAAAATCAGACTGCTTGAGACTCTTGGACGAATTCAGTTCACGGGGAACGCCGCAATCCTTGACGAAAACGGCGGACTATAATTATAAAATCCAATCTCTTACAAATGCATGCATAAGCGACCTAGCCAGTACAACCGCCAAAATCCCGGCGGTTTTTTCTATTGTGCATAACCCGATAAAAAATACCTTAGCGGATGATACGAGCACAATTAGAACCCATATCCCTGGTACTGATTTTTCAATAATCCTGACAAATGCAAAAGCAACGTTCTTTGAAGCCACTTATCCCGGAGAAATCGTTATTGAGGAATCGGCTGATAATGGGGTTACTTATACGGAAATCGAGACAATCAACGTTCCTTCAACCGAAACAGCATTTGCCGAATATAAACGGCTTATCTCCCCCGCTTTAACGACTAATTTAGTGCGGCTGAGGTTCACCGGGGATTACATCTATTCGTTCCGGAATTATATTCTCTATCAGTATTCATTTCCTGACGAGGATTCAGTTCAACCTCATAGGCCATTTTTTGAAGTTGTTCTTCCGAGTGACTATTTAGATATAAATAATGTTTTTACGAAAAGGGACACGCGACAATATCTTCCTTATACCAATTTCAATATTACTCCCGGACCGGACAAAAAGTTCTGCTATAACAGCTATGAAGGACCGATGGAATTGCAAGTGGGATATTGGCGGAAACCTACCCTGCTCACTTTTACTCAGGTTGATGTAACGGACAGAGCATTGACCATTGATCTTACCGATGAAGCGGCCTTGATTATCCCCTGGAATGTAGCCGGGGAAGTGCTGAAGTCCGAGAAGGATTTAGCTGGCGGAGTTTTACTTTTGAACCAATATGAGGTCAAAAAGAACACCTTGATCTCCGGGGATTCTGGATACAGCGGGCTCGTAATTACGCCATATGGATGGTAGTTATATCCAATTAAAAGTAGGTGATACTTTTGGTAAGGCCAGTCCAATTCACTGTCCCCAAGACAGTTACATCCCCATCTGTTTATGATTTTCCTCAAGGATTTGCAGGTGGGCTGAATATCAGCGTGAGTCCGGATCAACTCGCCACTAACCAAAGTTCGGATACAAGCGATTGCAATTTTGACAGTGGCGGCATTCCCTCAAAGCGATACGGCCTAACAAGAATTTCAGACCTTTCCTTAGGTACAACTCCAATACGGCATATGATCGAATTCCCAAGAATTGAAGAAGAAACAGAGTTTCTCGCTGTTTGCGGCGGGAATATTTATAGAAAGATCGAGAGGTGATTAATCTTGGCAACCGTAACACTCGGAACCTTACGCGACTTATGGAAAGCCGTTTCCGATTGGGTAGACGGAACTGACGCGGTTTCTTCCCCAAAAGTAACAGTTAGCGCAGAACTCCCGGCGGGGACCAATAACATAGGTGACGTTGATTTAGCAAGCGCAATACCTGCCGGAAGTGCTATTATCGGCAAGTTCGGCATTGACCAGACCACACCAGGCACAACAAATGGCGTTCAGGTGGCAGCGGCATTACCCGCCGGGACAAACAATATCGGAGACGTAGACGTTCTTACTATGCCCGCTAAAAACATAGAAGGAACGGCCTTGGCTTCTGCCGCCAGAACCGCTACGGTATCAAGTTCTGATATTACAAACAGTTACGGACAGAGCATTCATGTTGTACTTGATGTAACCGCTTCAGCTTCTACTCCCAGCATTACCTTAAAAATTGAAGGCAAAGATAGTCTTTCTGGGAAATACTATACAATCTTAGAATCTGCGGCCGTAACAGGGGCAAGTACGAACGTATATAGAGTTGGCCCTGGGTTGGGATCGGTATCCAACTTAGCCGTAGATGACGTTATACCGAAAACGTTTCGGATAACTATGACCCACTCGGACGCTGATTCTATAACTTACTCAGTTGGTTACAGTCTGGTTTAATCAACCGTAAAGGAGGGAATAACTTGGCGGATACATCATTTTGGGCAGAAACAGATGGAGCGGACGAAACATTTGGTTATGATGAAGCTTATACTTGGGATGATGCGGAAGACGCATCTTTATTTATTTCATCATGGACGGAATACGAAGGCGTAATATCCGGATTAAGTGATGCGCCAACGGCTTCCTTTATTATGGGTAACCGGATTTACTTTATCGAAGGCGCTAATTTTGTGTACTACGACGGAGCGGAGTCGGGACCGGTTACCGAGATAGCCTATATTCCAACCGTGTCTTTGGGTAAAAAACCCGATGGGACAGGCGGTACCCCGAATGAAGTGTTCAACCGCATATCTCAGTTTTGGAAAGAATCGTTTGATCCCGACGGAACGGAAACTGAATTCCATTGCGACATTATTTATCAAACCGACGGAGTTACACCCGTTACATTGTCGGACAATCTCTTTAAAGCATACCTCTACGAAGAAGAGTTGATAGAGGATACAGACTTTACATTCGACCGCGAAACCTGGGTAGCAACGTTTGACGCGGCTCCGGGTTATGTAAATGACGTTGACACGCTTCAGATTCAGCTTGAAGCAACCGACCTGATGGA